ATACAATTTAGTACATATACAATAGTTGCCGATGAAAATATGGAAGTATTAAATAATAGAATAGAAAAAAATAATGTACCTCATGAATTTATTAATTTGACAAAAAAAGAATTTGCTGAACAAACTTATTATATTAAGGAAAATGCTGAAGAATTTCTTTATAAAAAATATCCAGATAATTCAGATCTTGTATATTTAAATTACACAAAAATGTCAGATGATCAGGCTGCTTCTGGTGTATCATATATATTTTCAAAAGCAAAAAGTAAAAATCAGAGAATATATTTATCAGGTCAAGGTGCTGATGAAATATATTCTGATTATGGATTTAATGGAAAAAAAATAATAGATCATTCTGGTTTTGGGGGATTATATCCAAATGATTTAACAAAAATTTTTCCTAAATCAAGTGAAGAAGAGTTAGGTCACGAATCATTATGGTATTCTTTTTATGAAGGAACACAAAAATCATATATGGCAAAAGAAGAACATATATCTGGATTACATGGAATTGAAGGAAGGTATCCTTTTTTAGATAAATTTTTAGTGCAAGAATTTTTATGGCTTATACCTGAATTAAAAAATAAAAAATATAAATCAATTATTGACGAATATATGTCAAGAAATAATTATCCATATGATCAAGGGAAAAAAATTGGTTTCAATGCTGCAAAAAATTTATTATAATTTTTTCGTTTAATTATGATATATAATATATATATTATATATCATATATCATATATGACTTGTTATTCAGCTGAATATAACAATAAAAATTATTGTGAAAAACACGAAAATTCACAAAAAGAATCATTAACTGATGATACACATAATAAAATTAATAATTTTATAAATAATAACAATCTAATTTTAGTTACTGGCTGTGCTGGTTTTATTGGTTCACATACTTGTGAATTTTTATTAAAAAAAGGATTATTTATTGTGGGTATTGATAATTTGAATGATTATTATGATATCGAATTAAAAAATAAAAATTTAGAAATTTTATCAAAATATGATAACTTTTATTTTAAATTAGATGATATCAGAACAACATCAATTATTTCAGATTTAAAACCAAAAAAAATTATACACTTAGCTGCCATGGCCGGAGTAAGATACAGTTTGCAAAATCCTCAACTATATCAAGATGTAAATATTGGGGGTTTTATACACATTATGGAAGAATCTAAAAAAAATAATGTTGAGTTAGTTGTTTATGCATCATCATCATCTGTATATGGATTAAATACAAAAGTACCTTTTTCTGAATCTGATCCAATTGAAAAATGTAATAGTCCGTACGCGTGTTCTAAAATGTGTAAGGAAATTTATGCTAAAACCTATTATCAACTATATGGACTGAAAAATATTGGATTAAGATTCTTTACCGTATATGGTCCTAGAGGAAGACCAGATATGGCACCTTCTATATTCATTAATGGAATAAAAAATTGTACTACAATTAAAAAGTTTGGAGATGGTTCTTCATCTAGAGATTATACATATATAGATGATATAGTAAATGGAATATTTAATGCATTAGAAAATAAAAAAAATATAGAGTGTGATGTATTTAATTTGGGAAATTCCCATCCAGTTTCATTGAATGAATTTATAGAAACTTGTGAGAAAATTACAGGAAATAAAGCAAATATAGAATATTTACCAGAGCAATTAGGAGATGTTCCTCATACTTATGCAGATATATCTAAAGCCAAAGAATATTTAAATTATGAACCAAAAATAAGTTTAGAAAAAGGATTGAAAAAGTTTTATGAAAGTATTAATATGTTATTTAAATATGAATTAAATATAGAAGATATAAAAATTTATGATATTGATAAGAAATGGGGCGAAACTGGCTATAATATAGCTGATTTACTAAATATTCCTTATTATTGGGCTGGTTGGTCACAAAATCCTCATTATAGTAATGAATATTTAAATATAGCAATAAATACTGCTAATAATAATCCAAATACAATATTAGGAATATATTATAAAAATAGAATTGATCAAAATGAAAAAATACCAAATATTTCAAGATTAAATAATGTTATTACTAATTATATTGAAACAAATGATATAAAAAATAAAGAAATTTTTGATTATTTAAATAATGATAATATTTTATTTGTACATATAAGATCAGGAGATTTTGGTATTATCTCCAACGAATATATTGAAATTATTAAAAAATTATCAACAAAATATTTAAAAGTTATATTAATGTCAGGAGTTAATAGGAACATTCATCATACTAACGAATATTCTCAACATAATATAGCATGTAGGAATAATTTATTATATTCATTTAATTTAATATTACAACAAACTCATAATGTATATGTATATATAGATGAACCTGATATGCATATATCAGCAATGAGATTATGTAAAAATTTATTAGTACATAGAGGTGGGTTTTCTGTAATTGGTACATTAATATGTAATGGAAATATATATTATACGGATGAATTACCTTGTATAAATAATGATAATTGGATAAATGAAGTTTCAGAAAAAAAAATATTTAAATTATAAACTTAACTAGTTTAAAAGTTAGATTGAAAATTATTATTTTAGAAATTAGCTTCTATATTTAATTAATATTATTGAATGTTATTTAGAAAGAGTTATAAATAAAGTAGTATCATTTATTATATCATATTCCATGTATCGACCATAAATTGCGAAATTTCAAGACCCACTTATTAAGGAATAACTTATGAGGATATTCAAGTACATAAATTTGTCAAAATTATAAAAAATTAGTTAGATCACCAGAACTAACTAGTATCCCTTGTATGTCACGTAATTCTTGATAACTTATATGATCTAATATGGGCAATTTTAACAGATTAAGTAGCGAGCCTTGAAATTGCGCAATTTATTGTCGATACATGGATCATATTATTTTCTAGCATTTCATAAATAATATAGAGCATTTTTAATATACTAAAATATGATGATTTACACACTTGAATATTTTTTTGTAGGGGTGTAAAAGAAATACTTGTATAAAACTATCAAAATATATTCATCAATTCTATATTTTATTTATAATTTATTTAATTCTATAATAAATCTATCTTCTGGATGATGTGAAGAGGGTAAATGATATGATGTTTTTATTCTTGTATTAACAATATCTAAACATTGATTTTTTGTAATATCTGTCCAATCACAAATACCACCATCTAATTGATTAAATAATCTATAATCATCGATTATTATTATTGCATTTTTTGTAAAAAGTGTCATAATTAACTTTAATTCTTCATATAATGGTACATGTTTTTCTCCAAAGCCCGTAAATCCTCCAGAATAATGACCATCTAGAAAAAAAATAACATTATCCTTTATTGTTGGTAATATTTGTGAGAAAACTATTGAACTATCGCCAAGATGAAAATTAATCTTATTCCCATTATATTTATTTTTAGTTGCTAAATAATTTGGTTCAAAAACTTCAATAGTATGAATTAATTCAAATCATCTTTCCATTACAAATGTAGTATCGCCACAAGCAGTACCTGTTTCTATAAATATTGGATATAGTTCATTTTTATTTTTTAATATTTCATCAATAATTGAAATTTCTAAACTTGGTATACATATATATTCTAGCTCTATATATAATATTTTATATTAAATATTAAATATAAAATATTATATATAATATTTAATATTTTATATTTAATATATTTATGTCTAAATTATGAATTTTTTTATGTTCTATAATCATTGTATGAATTAACTTAATACTATCATTATAAGCTAATCTAATATCTTCTTTAATATTTACTGATTCATAATAAAATGATAATTTGGAATTATGATATTTAGCTAATTCAAGCAAATTCTTTGTACCTATAAAATTATTATTAATAACCTCTATTGGAGTTAAATTATTTAATGTTTTTGTAGATATTATATGATATATTTCATCAATATGTGGTAAAAAAATTTTTTTTGTAATATCAAATTTTAAAATTTTAAAATTTAAATTTGATTCAATATTAGTATCTTGTTTCTCAAAATTTGAATTATTCTTAGTAATATATATAATTTTATTTTTTGGATTTTCTATTAATTTAAAACATAATTTCATAGAAAATGATTCAGAATCAAATACAGGATCGCCTATCACTAATATAATTTTAAATTCATTGTTTTTCATATTTGTTCTACCTATATCATTCAACCATTCTCGATCTGGTCTATCTATTATCTCATTTCTGTATAAATTTGCTTCAAATAATTGTGTATTAATATCATTTTGTATTAATTGACAATACATTGAATTAGTATCTTTTGGAAAACATGTACCACCATAACCACGTTTATTATCATAACCTGGACATAACATATGTGAATTGCCAATTCTTTCATCAGTTTTAACTAATTCAATGACATTATTATAATCAATATTTAATTTTTGCGTTAGATCATAAATTTCATTAAAATAAGAAACTTTAGTAGATAAAAAAGTATTTTTAATTAATTTTAATAATTCTGCTTCTTTATTCGAACAAAAAATAATCTCATTATAATTAATACATTTATTCTTATGAGCACTATTTATCAAAAAATTTATGTTTTTTTTATACAAATTTTTTTTTTCTTCCGAACAATTTTCATTAATACCAAAAATCCATTTTTTATTATTAATAAAGTCTTCCTTCCAATTCTTTTCTGTTAGAAATTCTGGCATAAAAAATACATTTTTACTATCACAATATCCAATAGGAATAGTTGATCTAATTATGATAAATTCATGATTTATTTCTAATAATATATTATCAATTAAATTAGTCATACAAGTTCCATCTATATCTAATGGTGTTGGTAAAGAAATAAATACAATATCTACAATTTTTGTGATTTCTTGTAAATTAATATTTTTTGGTTGGCATAATTCTGGATTAATATCATAAATAAATGTTTGAACATCAATATTATTTAAAATATATGTTGCTTTTCCTACAAAACCAAATCCTATTATTAAAATTTTAATCATATTATATATAATATGATTAAAATTTTAATTTTAATAATCAAACAAAATTAAAATTAAAATTTTTATATTTAATACTTCTTGTCTTAATAGTATCATCTAATAATAATTAACAATCTGCTTCAACCATTAATTTAACTAATTCATCAAATTTAATTTTTGGTTCCCATTTTAAAACATTTCTCGCCTTAGTTGAATCACCTAATAATAATTCTACCTCAGTTGGTCTGAAATATTTAGCATCAATATATATAAGTTCTCTTCCTGTGTTGATATCATATCCAATTTCTTCTGTTCCTGTACCCTTCCATCCAATATCAAACCCCTTGAGACTAAATGCTTTAACTATAAATTCCCTAACAGAATGCATTTCACCTGTTGCTAATACATAATCATCCGGAACATCATTTTGTAAAACTAACCACATACCTTCTACATAATCTTTAGCATGACCCCAATCTCTAAGTGAATCAATATTACCCATAATTAATTTATCTTCTTCTCCTCTTATAATCTTTCCTAAACCAATCGTCACTTTGCGAGTAACGAAATTATGTCCACGTCTTTCTGATTCATGATTAAATAAAATACCAT